AAGGAAAAGTGTCGCATATTCTACGGAAATGCGATAGCTTTAACCTTTCTCGTCAGACAGTATTTCTTGCCAATCATTAGATTCATTCAAATGAATCCACTGGTGGCAGAATGTGCTGTTGGCATAAATAGTCTTAGTCCCGAATGGCAACAATTACACGACTTTATGATAATGTTTGGTATAATGCAAATATTTGCAGGCGACTATAGTAAGTACGATCAACGTATGACAGCACAACTGATTGCTGCTGCATTACGCATACTTATAGACCTTGCAAAATTATGTAACTATTCAGAGGAGGATATAACTGTGATGGAGGCTATGGCAGGAGATCTAGTATTTCCTTTCATAGCCTTCAACGGTGATCTTATTGGCCTCATTGAAGGTACTCATATTAGTGGAAACTCCCTCACTGTTATTCTTAATAGCATTGGAGGAAGTTTAAACCAACGTTGTTTCTTTTTTTACTCTTTATCCAAAGAAGAATTTTAGAAAGAACGTTGCTATGGGTAACTATGGTGATGACAACAAAGGTTCCGTCAACAAATCATGTCCTAAATTTAACATTAAGGCTTTTTCACAATTCCTGGAAGAGTATGGTCAATCTTATACCATGCCTGACAAAGAAAGTGAACTCGTCCCATATATGAACGAGAAAGATGCTGATTTCTTGAAGAGATCTAGTATCTATCATCCAGCATTGGGACAACACGTAGGAGCACTATGTGAAGACTCCATCTTCAAATCGCTGCACAACTATGTGCGCTCGAAAGGATCTCCAATTACGGAGAAACAAGCTTGCGCGCAGAACATTGATACAGCACTTAGAGAATGGTGTTGCCACGGCCCCGACGTGCATGAGCGCAGAAGACAAGACATGCGAAATGTTGCTAACTTGTCCAATGTTGCTCATATGTGTAACATGCTAGACGTAACATACCCAGAGTTTGTTGCTAAATGGCATGAAGACTACGGTCAACAAAATCCAGGTGACGCTGGATCCTAAGGGAAAGCAAACGTCATATATATTTCTGGTTACCTGTATAATAATTTCGTGTACATAATAAATGTTTAGCAAGGCTTTGTATATATTAGACACTCTACAAAAAGAGTACCGCTATTTAGCGGAGTGTTTCGTCAACACAACAAATGTACAGCGGAAGATGACTTAAGCCGGTTATCTTACCGTATCATAAATGGTTTAGTAATAATTTTAATGTAAAAATAAATACCCCACAAAAAGAGATGTCATCAGAAATGGTGGCATTCAAAGATCAAAACCCGTCATACTGCTACGAAGTAGGTAATGTCTTAGACAGTACCTACAAAGTAGTAGACAATGACGATGCGGATCTCGGAAACTTCTTTTCGAGGCCAGTGAAAATTCAGTCCTTTAATTGGGCTACTTCCACTACCTTGTTTGAGAAATTCAATCCTTGGCAGGATTATTTCGAGAATCCGAGAGTCATAAATAGGCTTTCAAATTTCGCGCTCATGCGCGCAAAATTGCATGTCAAATTTGTGATCAATGGTAACGGATTTCATTATGGTAGATTGATTTCTTCCTATATTCCATTACCAGACGAGGATGATTTTACAGTAGATCGTGCGTTCTTTGAACAAGACATTGTTCAGGCATCACAACGACCTCATCTGTATCTTGATCCAACAACCTCACAAGGTGGAGATATGGTACTTCCATACTTTTGGTATGATAATTACCTTTCCATTCCGCAAGCGGAGTGGAGACAAATGGGTGATATAATCATACACACTTTGCAAGGACTCAAACACGCCAATGGTGCAACGGATTCCGTTACCATTTCTGTGTTTGCTTGGGCCGAAGATGTTGCCTTGTCCGTTCCTACATCGACCGAGCCTGGTGGTTTAACACCACAGATGGGTAAGGAAGATGAGTACGGCAAAGGCATCATTTCGCGACCAGCGTCCGTAGTGGCGCGAGTCGCAGGAGGTTTGCGCACTGCACCATACATTGGTAACTATGCGCGTGCAACCGAAATCGCAGCAAATGCTGTGGACTCGATTGCAACCACTTTTGGTTATTCACGTC